GGGCAAACAACGTAGCGAACAGGAAAACAAAAGTTCCCAACATAAGTTCGACGTGCTTCAGAGTGCTCCCAATCAGAGTACCAATCAATAATAGCGAGACCGCAACCCATAGGCAAGCTACTGTTCAATTCTTGATCCCAGCCCGCAGTATCTCCAGCGAACTGACGATGGTCGGGGAGCGTAAGGCGTTGATGTAATTCAGCCCACTGAGTATAGGGATTAACGCCAATTGCTGAACCAACCTCCATGTTAGCAGCTGCCATAGCCATTGCGAAGCCGCCAAAGAGCATGCGACCAGCAATGAAGAAGACAAAATTAGCACAGTCAATAGATCGTGGCTTATGGTGCTTCTCAATAGAACGCAACTCATCTTTGAGAAATGTCGCAATAATCGCATCATGACGCATACCCTGCTTAAGGCGCGAGAGAACACCCTCAACCATAGAGCGAAGGAGCTTGACACGATCCGATTCAAGGTCGAAAGGTCCAGTCTTACCAAGGAAATACTTCCTACCACCTTGAGCCATGACAACTGGATCAACGATGAAGGGGTATCCAGGGGAAGTGTTGCGCGCAATGGGTCTCATCATTGAATTTTGAGTGCCACAGAGAGCCTCCTCAAATGTCAGCCGGCGCTTGAAATTCATAGAGCGTATGTCCGGATTAGAATTTGCACGTAGTGAAGCGTCAAGTCTATCTAATACGGTCTTAGCAGCCGATTTCACCTCTTTCAAATCAAGATGTTTATTGCCAGCAGGCCAAGTGTCGAGGAGGTTGAAAATAGGGTGTTTCAAATCTCCACCTTCAGTATACCACTTCAGACTAACCGGAACTTTCTCAGGAACAATCCCGGTTTTAATGACTTGATCGTGAATATGAGAGCGGAGGATAGCACTCTTAGTGGGTTGTGAAAAAGAAACAGGTTTAACACCCTGGACAACCATTGGAGCACCACAACAATCTTGTATGCTGGTATCAACGACAGAAGGGGCAGCAACAGTCAAAATAACACCACGAAGAGCTTGAACAGAGTTCAGGAACCATGGTTTTGTGACTGGAACGTACATAGACACAGAATCCCCGCTTATATTAGCAGCTCCTTTAAGGACACCAACAAGGGCAGTGCGACCAGCAACAGTAGTAAACAATGGGCGACCTGACTCGCCACGACGAGATCCAGGAGAATGTTTGTAGTAACGGACACCACCAACAACGTTAGCTCGGTCAACAGTAGCGTTTTTCTCAAAGAGCACCGGGTCTTCGCCTGGCCAACAAACACCATAGCTAACAAATTCACCACTAGCTGGGGAGAACGGAGAATCAAGCAATACGGAGAGGCGATCTGGGAGGGGAGCCATAGGAGACCTAGTCTTAGTAATCACTATACGGTCAAAACCATCGTCATCATGAGCTCGAACGCAATCTTCCAACTCCTTAACCGACATCTCCTCAAC